CTTTAACGTTTTGCCTCAGCCCTTTGATATTGCGCACATGAGCCTTGACCTGCTGGGTAATAGAAAATGAGCCGAACGATCCTTTTTCTGCGCCAAACTGCTGAAGTGCTGCATATTTCTGGTTTGCCGAAAATGTTACTCTGTCCGAACCGGCTTTGTAACTGATCCTTTTAAGCGCACCGGAAACAATCAAAATTTGTCCCGGCCATTTGCTTCTTTTCTTACGTATGCTTTTCGTAACCGGTGATAACGTATCCCATTTGGGACGTCCGCCTTTTTCAAAATTGCGCGTGATAGACGCATGCACTGTTTCGCCGATCACTTCAAGCCCTGGTTTAAAATTGTCGAATCGCTGGCCAATTTTCCGGAGAAGAGACTGTACCCGCTGGTCTTTTATTGTAATGTCAAGCTCAACTGGCATCGGTTTTTTTCAACTCCTTTTTTCTTTTAGCTCTTAATTTGGGCTCGTATTTTTTCAAATCCGGATTAAAAGCTTCTTTTGCTGCATTTTTATCCCATCCCGGATCAGGCATCATCGGTCTTGCCGGCAGCTTAGCGCCTGTTACAGGATCAACCGGCTCGATCAAGACGCCTGTTGGATCTTTGGTTTCAATGTTCCAGGCTTCACGTTTTATTTCACGCTCTGAAACCGTTTGCACCGTGCATCTGCAATTAAATCCGTTCGGCGGATACCACGTGTCCCAGAATGGATGATCATTTTTAAATATTTTGCCGTGCATGGCTGCATGCTCCGGCCGTGTTGACCCGTCGAGTACTGCAACATATCTCCAGTATGGCCGCACAGCTAATACTGCATCGGTTGTCATCTGGCGATATCGTCCGACCTGATACGCAGACTGCATATTCGTTCTAAAAATTGTGTCGATTCTGTACGGATGCAGCTTGCTCCAGCCGTGCTTTTCAAAGATGGTGTCGATTTGTTTTTTAAAATCGTCAGCAGTGATTCCTGTTTCCATTGCATCGATGAGTTCGGTTTTGATGTCGGACAATAGATCTGCTTTGGCAATACCGGATATGTAAAACGCCTTTGCTTTAAAATAATCGACCGCCTCTTCAAACGGCTGACCCGGACCCCAGAATGCTTCGACAAAATCACTGCCGCCGGTTGCACCTGCCGTGCCGATTTTGTCGGCACCCATAATGGCTTCGGTCAACGCTTCTGTCAGCGGCGCTGCATCGAGGTCATCATACAGGTCAATGATCCGGTCTTTCGCTGTTTTCAGCGTGTCTGCTTTTCCAAGAAAAGCTTTGACCTGCTTTATATAATTTTCAAAGATCGATGCTGCTTTGGCGGTTGCTTTGTCCGCCAGGCTGTCAATGAACTGTTGCGATTTAATTTCCCCTAAAAAGGGTTTTTTTTTTACTCGTTCTGCAAAGGCTGTGGTTGTTTCGTCTGCATTGTCCGGTAAATATCCTCCGGGTTCAGCCAATTCAAAATCATCTTCCTCAAGATTGTATGTGCGCTGGTAGTATTTCGGTTTAAAACGCACGCCCTGGGATGTGAGCTGGGTATCCCTGTCGCTGCGGTCTTTCTGGATATCTTCCTCTTCGTAAAACGCAAATACAGGCGGCACAGCGCCTGAAAAATTTAGTTCGGTAACCCATGAAAACAGCCGGTTAAATGCAGCAGACACCATGCGCTTATCTTGATCCACAAGATCCGCACGAACTTCCATATGCTCTTTTGTAGCTGCAAATGATCCGCCCTTGTCTAACTCAGTGGTCAGGGTTTGCCCTAAAATCGCTTTGGAGATTTCACGGTTCGATACGCTGATCAGTTTTTCATATATGTCGGCGCTGGCTGTTTTTCCGGCAGCTTCGGTGATTTCAACGCTTTCGTCATTATTAATGACCGCCACCGCGTCCTGAACCATATTGACCAAACGCGTAAGGAGCAGACCGCGCTCCGTATCGTTGGTTTGTCTCGGCACTTTGCCGATAATCCAGGGCATGCCGTATTTTTCAGTGAAAATCGCCCAGAATTTGAACCCGCCTCTTTTAAACGTCACCGGCCAGAAACATCTGGAAAGCACCCGCTCGCCATATGGATTTTGATATGTTGCATGATGTCTCGGCAGCAAAAATTTATACGGCGGCAATTCTTCGCCATCGACCATGTTATCGATAGATAAAAACCTGAGCCGGTTGTCCGCATCAAACGCAAACCATTCCGGCGGTTTGCCGACAATGCGTTCAGGCAGCCATGCGGATCCGGCTTGCCAGATCACTTCAATAGGGCTCATGCCGAAAAATGGTGCTTCCAGCATATCAGTGATAATCTGATACACGTCTAATTGATCCATCATGTCTTCAATCATCTGATGCGCTTTTTTGCTGGTCCGCACACCACCTTTGGCAGGCTCGCGTATTTCGTATTCACACGATAAAGTCCCTGACTTCCGGCTCTGCACACAGCTCCATACATGAGCGTCTGAAAGCAGTTGGCGGTATACTGTGATATCCAGCCCCAGCTTTGCAAGTACAGGATCGGGATCCGGCAGCAACCCCATGATGCCCATCCAGTCGAATGATCGGGAACGCGGAGCGATTTCCGCTGCCAGCGATTTTTTATCGTTTAATTCAACAAAATCATTTTCATTGAGCCACAGTTTCACTTAATAGCTCCCGTAACTTGTTTGGCCGTGATAATTTTTAAGTTGTTTTCCCATGCCCCTTTTCCCTGAAGTAACCACCGACGGCACAACAGCGTAATCTTCCATGCCTGTTGCAGCATGTACGGCAAGTGCGTGACTCCAAAATTCGTCGCTATGGCCCTTATCCGTTCGGTCAGCATCAAACCGGATGTTTCCTGCGGCTGTAACAGTTTTTTTCACGGCATGATGTGAACGCCGGATGTCCTGATCCACGGGAATTCTTACCTGGCGATCTTCAAATCGCCTTCGGAGTCCAAACGCCAGTTCCTGCTTTACGGGGCCGGTAAACAGCAATCCTTCAACCCTGTATTCACCGTGCCGTCTTTTGGCGTCCTCAACGGGTTTTTCTCCCATGCCTGTCTGGTCCATGCAGATTCTCAGCGGATTGTATGTATAGACCAGCCGGTCTAATTCATCATCCTGGGCCGCAAATGATGCTCCTTTGAGCTGCACCACTTCCCGTGTCCAGAATATATCGCCGACCTTTTCGATCACCCAGAACACAGCAAGATCATGACGACGGCCGATATCATTGCCTATATAAAACGTTCCGTTTCCTGAAAGTTCCGGTCTGCCTGCAAGTTCATGTTCGCATGGACGAATCAGATCCCATGTTAAAAACGCATCATTTTCATCAACAGGGATACAGCAGTATTCCTGCAGCCAGATATTTTCATCTCCGCAGGCCTGCCGTTCTTCTTCAAGCCAGGCTTCTCTCTCCGCCTGTGTTGTCGGCCTCCTCATGATCCGGTCTAAAAGACCCTGGTCTATTGCATCGAATATCGTGACCGTGTGCAGGGAAAACGTTGGTTTTTTTCCTTCGGACACGGCTTTTTTGGCGTCTTTGACAAACTGTGCATACAAGCTGGCATTGGATTGGTAGGTGCTTAAAATGCGCAGATCATATCCCCACGTTACGCAGGGCTTAGCTGCCGCATACATTCTCGGCTGGTCTTTATGCCAGTCGAATTCATCTAAATTGGTTTTGCCTCCTTTGGATCGGAAGGCTGTTGGGTTGCTCGATAATCCATGTATCCTCGATCCGTTTGCAAACCGGATCACAAGGGCTTTTACATCCTTGTCTTTATCTAAAATCTCTTCTTTTAAACTTAAAATTTCGCCCGCCTTTTTAAATATTTTAGCCCATTGTTCACAGTACAGAATATATTCTTTGGCAGCCGATTCATCCGCAGATGAAAACCAGACCGGAAGTCCTGGAGTTTTTACACAATCGCGCACATCTTCATAACTTTGCACATAGGTAGCGCCGATACGTCTGGATTTTTCCCAGATTTTACGACGGGACGGATCATTGAGCCATGCAATTTGATACGGCAGAAAATACGATGATGTTTTTATTTCACCGATCATTTTACCCCGAGAATACGATCTACTTCGTTAATCAGCATGGTGCGTGTTTTTTCCCTGTCTTCGTCAGATGTTCCTGCCTGGTCATTCATATATTCGGTTTTAATTTTACCGATTAATGCCAGGGCTTTTTCAACTTTGTCCCAGCGTTCCACCAAAGCGCCGAGTTTGCTCAGCGTATCCATCATGGGCGCGCTGACTTCCGAGGGCAGGATACCTTCCACATATTCAAGCTGGCGCTCAAACAGATCTTTAAGCCGCTGGATATTGCTTCTTTTCTGCTGCCTGGCTTTGTCCCATCCGTCGATATCGTCACCTGGAACACGGGATTCGTCTTTCCATCTGCGCAATGTGGTGTCGGAAATATCAAGCTGTCTCGATATCTCCGTAAGGTTGCTGCCGTCCACATACAGCCGCATGGCAAGTGGCTCTTTGGAAGCTCTGTCGCCTTTGGCTCCCATCAGTCGCCTAACTCCTTTTCAAGACGTTCAATGTCGCTGCGAAGGCTTAATATCCCCGCCCACGAAATTTCAAGATCGCTCCACATCTGGGATAGCTGATTAATCTCAACGTCTTCAATGTCGATCAGAGCGGTATTGATGCCGTGACGAATTGCCCTTGCAAGGCCTTCAAACTTATTGGTCAGACGGACTTTGCTTTCTTTGGCTGTGGCCAGCTTTCCTTTCATAGCCGCGCGTTCAAGGTTTATCGCCATTGTCTATCCTCCCAATTGCTGTTTTCTGTAATCGTACGTATGGACAGTACTGGTTTGTGCGTACATCTTCAATTAGGGCTGTAATCGTCTGTGTATTGAGCAAAACAATGCTTTTTAAATCGCTGGCAATGCTTTGATAATCCTTCACGAGCTGCACGTTGTTTTCGTATTTACGTTGATAAAAATAGGCCAGCGTAATGGCCAAAATCCAGGGGCCGATAACCACCAAAAAAAAGAGCACTCCGAACGGCCATCCGCTCATTTTTCCAAGGATATCAATCAGCAGTGTAATTGCCTGTATTTCAGGTGGGCTCATATTTGTTTTACCTTATTTCTTCAGCATGCCGGATCGTATAAATATGCTGGTAAGACCTGTTACGGCAGTTTGAATGGCGGAGCCTGTGTCCATCCCGCCCGAGAAAAAACCTGCCGCCGCTGTTACAACAGCGGTTACACCTGTCCAGAAGGTTTTTGTTTGATAGATTTTTTTATCTTCCATGCTGTTCTCCTTTTTTCAGTAATAAGAATGTTTGAAACCTATGGTTTTATTCTGTCTTCTGACTTCTGAATTCTGACTTCTGAATTTTATTTTCTGAATCCGTTTGCAACCGCAGACAATGCCTCTGCTGTTAGTTTTTTATATGTTTCAGTTGGGGCAGAATCTATTTCTGCCCTTATATCATGGTCGGATATGGAATCCGCCCCTACCTGGTATTGTTGAATCCGTTTCGTCCAGCCGCGGGTAAATTTTATTGATCTGCGATTGTTTTGTGTGATCATGCGATACTGCGAAAATTGGAAACCGTTGAGGCATATAAACAGGGCTTTTTCGTCTTTTTTACTCCACTTGTTTAATGCTGCGATTGTTTTTTCTCCGATTATCCCATCTTCGTGTAGAGACAAGGCATGCCTTGTCTCTACGGTAAGGAAATTAATCGCCCTTTGTGCGATTAAACCAGCGGTTTTTATGCCCATGTTGACTGCGGTATCGAATATTTCGGCTGCTATTTTGTCTGACATTACTCCATCTAACCGGCATGCCATCCAGTAATCTCGGTGGTAGATGGCTTTTGCCTGGTCAATTGTCAGTGCTGAGATGTGGATGCAAGGATAGGATCGTTTTGAAATACCGAATTTTGTTTCGCCGCCCGGATCGTCAGGGTCAAAAACATAACCGCCCTCAAGACCAATCGTTTCGATAAATGCGCGTTCAAAAGCGTTCATAGAAGTAATTCTCCTGGCCGGATGAATGTTAAATACTGCGATGATTTAAAAAGATTATAAGTTAAAATGCAGGAATAGTAAAACGCACGGTGTCCCAAAATGTCCCATTTGTCCACCGGTGTCCCTGTTTTTTTGTTTTTTCAAAAATAAAATCAAAAATGAGGCGGAAAATTGATTTTAGCAGCAAAAAACAGCCGTTGTTTTTTTGTTATTATTATTTTATCTAATCAATTTCGCTGTTTACAATTTATTTTAAAAAAATTAAAAAATAATTAAAAAAGGGGTTGACATCTTGATTACATTGATATATATTATAGCTAAATAAATAACGCAGGATTTGACCTGCAAAAACAATAACACGCCCGGAAGGGCGGAAAGAGCGAGAAAATGGACGAGAGAACTTACAATAATATACACAATGAGGGCGGCGAAGGATACAACCCTTATATCCAAAATAGGGAGCGCAGGGAGCATGAGGAGCTTAGAGCGCAGGTTAAGGCTCACGCCGAAACACCTCAAGGCAAAATAGACGCCCTATATCGCCGTATCGAGCTTGAGTGTGGGTCGGTTGCCAGAGATTTCGGCGATGCCAAAAAAATAGACGCACTGCAAAAATCTCTGTACTCAGCAATTAATAAAATTAAAACGGAAATTGAAACCGAATTTTTAAAAACTTGGACTCTGAAATTAACCACAGACCGGAGAATCGAATGGAATGAGTTTGTCAAATCCGAGCTCATCCCACTTAATGGGACTCCTGAC